GGTGAGCTAAAGCACCACGAAACCCAAGCGAAGGAAGTGAATACTGAAAATTTCTCATCGTACCACTATGGTACTCAAAAAAAGTCACAGCAGCGCGCCACCTTACCTGGCCCTCCAAACCGGCAACAAAATCTCTAAACTCAAAACCCAACGAATTGGGGACGGTCTGCTGCCTAAGCATGCCAAACCGTAGGGTCCGACGACGGGTCAACAGACCGTCGGGACCCCTAGAGTAATGTGTCGATTTTAGAGAGCCACAACAATGATCCACCCCGGTTTTTACCTTCTCAACCTCCAAGCCGACCAACGGCACGAACTCCATCCAAGCCTGAGAGAACTCAGGCGAAGACTGGAACAAGATGTCGTCGCCGTTAATGATCACTGGCGGACTCTCGCCGGTCGCCGAAGCGACCCACCGAAAAGCCAGATAGTTCACAAGACACAGCAAAGGAAAAGAAAGGTAAGAACCCATCATCTGACCCCGGACAGCAGGTACACTCACCCAGTCCGGGTCGAGGGGCGAACCTAAGTTGCGGAAAAGCAACGGATCCAACGAAGACAAAGCGTACTCGCGCACGCTCGCAGGGACACAAGCGGCGTTAGACAGCAGAGAACTAAGTATACGACGAGACACGGACCTAAAGAGGCCGTCAGTCGCAGACTTATAATCCCCTGAAGTCAAAACGCCACCAAAAAAAGAAGAAAACCCCGCCTCCTTGAGCTTCCTCTCATCGACGTCGCCTCTGCACAACCACTTCTTCCGAGAAAGAAACGAGTAGATGGTTTTATGCAAAGGTTTCAGGAAAAGGCCCTCCTTGTCGAACTTCGACAAAGGACGAGGCTTACCACTTGACTGAACGACGATAAGGGAGCCAGACAACCGCTCTGGCAAAGGAACGCGACCGAAAACAGCGTCCAAGTACTCGGACTGGGAAAACCCTGACCGCTCAAAAGCGCCCAAGGAACCACCAGACGAGCGGACGCCGCCTCCGCCGCAACCCTCAACGAACCACTCGCCGGACTCATTAACGGCGACGCGTTCACCAAAAACAGAAGAAAGAGGAGGAGAGGTAACCCGGCACCAAGAATCGTAAGAGGTATCCCAAGCTTTAGGAAACAAGCGAGAAACCTCACGATCGACAAACTGAAGGAAACCGGGAGGGGGGTCAGGAGAAGGAGTGGACAAGCCCGCGACGAGGTTATCAAGCATTTTCGACTCCATGCACTTGCACGAGTCAGGCAAAAGCTTCTTGATGGACTGAAACGAGGCGTCAAAAACGGGGTCTCCCGAAGGAGAACACCCGAGAAAACGCTTCACCTCAGCCATCTCGTCGGAACAAGTCCGCGAGGGGAGAAAAGGGCAGGTGTAACGGGACGGCGCGACATCGTACGAATACGACCACGCCTCGGAGGCCACCTGCACAGTCTCCCTGAGACGGTTTACGAAGGCGCGACATCTTTTTGAGATGCGCGGAGAAGTGTTCACATTGTTCTTTTTTCCTTCTGTTGTGACCATGATAAAAGAAGGGGGGGAAAGTGGTGCTTCAATTAACCTTTTATAGACGGTAGGGTATCCCAGACCCGGTCTGTTTTTGAATTACGGTTTCTGGATGTCTCCAACTGCCGGTGCCTTTAAAGGTATGGTCCTCCGAGCCGAAGCTCTCCCGCGTTCGCCGAAGCTACGATGCGGTAGACGTAAGAAGGTTTCTTTGTATCATGTGTGACCTCCAAATCCACGCCGACAACAAGCTTGCCGATTTGATCGTTAATCGTGCCAACAAGCAAACTAACACCGTAGTGCCAGTCGCGTTGCCCAAAGAGGCAGTAGCCGTGACCACTGACAATTTAGCCTTCG